GGGCTGTGCTGTCCCTCCGTCATAGGCATACATGAGGTTAGAGGGGGCGGGGATGATCTGAATAGTCTTTTCGTTCATGGTTCAGTTCTCCTTTTTTATGTGTGAGATTTTGGGAGATTTCGGGACATTTCCATCCAGTCCTCAAGGCGCTGCGTCACCAGCCAGCCGGAGCGGTTGCGCCTATGGAACACGGTGGGCGCTCCATCCTGAAACCGCTCTGCGTCCCGGACGGCCTGGGCCATAGCCTCCGGCACATTCAGCCGCTCGTTGCGCTTGCACTCGATATGTACGCTGGGGAGGCCGGACAAGTCCGGCACTTCCCCATAGCTCTGCACCCGGCCCGGCTGCACGTCGTAGCCGTATCCCTGGAGTATGCGGGCAAGCTCCAGCTCACCCGCACGGCCTTTGCGCTGGCTTGCCCTACCCATTGGAATCTCCATTCAGCTCGTTGCTGATCACCTCCAGGTGCTCCGCAATTTCCTCCAAAGCCTGCGCAATCTTCACTAATACGTTGTATGTAGCATCATTCATTGTTTCGCTGTCTCCCTTACTTTTTATTCTGCGCATCTTGTGGAAATCATGGAAATGATGGAATTTATGCCGCATCATTTCCATTGTTTCCATCATTTCCAGCCATAGCCGGGTTAATAAAATATGCTATCTGAGTCCGATTGTTATACCCCACATCGGTTTCAACTTCCTGGAGGTATCTGCGCTCTACCAGGATATTCAAGGCTGCTGTCATGTCCTCCGCTTTGCCAAATTTTCCTCGGCATAGCCTGGTTAGTTCTGAGCGGGTCACCCTGTTCAGCCGGACAGCAGACAGACGCTTTAGAATATACTTTGCATCCGCTTGGCTTTCGTTTGCCCCCATGAGCTGATAGGCGGCCTCTGCGTGGCCGGAAAAGAACTCCCCGAGACTTGTAGCTGAGGCCATAGTTTCCGCGCTTATGGGGAAGTCTGTGGGCGGCCCCAGGCACTCCGCTGCGTGCATCAGCGCCGCGATACGGACAACGGCCCCGGTCAGTTTGCCGCCCCAGTCACGCATGAACTCCCACTCGTTGCCCAGCTTCTTTTCTATGTACGCCTGGTAGCTCTTGCGCACCTCGTCGGCCTCCGGGGAAAGCCTGATGATACCGCTCCCCTGGTCACTCAGAATCCGGCGCACAAACGCCCGGTATTCATCACGCACACGGTCAGGGACAGGCGGCGGGGAGATTGCCCGGTGTCCAACTTTTGATTTGCAGACAGCATATAGGAATCTTCCACACAATCCCCGCCCCCGGAAGGTGGAGTTATTCATTACCCCATTCAGAACGTCCGGCTGAATGGTAAGCATCATAGTCAGGCGCAGGGCCTTTATGTGGTTTGCTTTCCGTCCGATCCGGTCAACGGTAATCGGATCACCAGAATGGCCCTTTAGGTAAATATCAAAATTGGCTCCCTTTTCGTAGCGCCCCGCCATGCTGTCAAATACTCCGCCCTCGGCGGAGGACACGGTGATGCAGCCGCCTTGCGCGTCCATGATGTCCACCAGCTTTTCCGGCGTGGTATCGTCCGCCAGGAGGCGAAAGGGGTGCTTGTCCTTAAACTCCGCAAGCTGCGCGGACAGCTCCAAAGCCTCCGCCCGCATTTCCTCGAAGTTCGCTCTACCTTTGGCGGCGCTGTTCTTGGCCGCCTCCAGGGCCTTTTCCAGCAAGGCCCGCTCGGTCTGGTTTTGTGCAATCTCGGCGGCCTCCGCCGCTCTGACCTCGGCCTCATACTCATAGATTGGTTTATTCAGCGT